GATGTTGCCGGAGCAGTGTGGGATTTCATGAAAGGCATTGGTTCAGGAATTGCTGATCATTTCAGAGGCGTTGTTGATGAAGTCAAAAACCTTATGAACGAGGCAATTGGCGCAGTCAATGCAATCATCACGGCTCTCAATAGCATTTTGAGTTTCAAACTTCCATCCTTTCTTGGTGGCGCAAAAATTGGCGTAACCATCCCAACCATTCCAAAATTGGCTGAGGGTGGAATTGTCAGCTCTCCAACCCTTGCAATGATCGGTGAAGCCGGTCCGGAAGCGGTTGTTCCTCTTTCACGAGGCGGCATGGGTGGAATGAATATCACCATCAATGTTGCTGGCTCGGTTGTTCAAGAACAAGATTTGGCAATTTCCGTTCGCGATCAAATTGCCATTTTGATGCGCCGCAGAGGTTTGAATCCTTCAATCTTAGGAGTCTGATTCAATGGCTTTATTTGATGGCTCTAATGCCCCAACAATTACTGTTGAATTTGATATGAGCAAGTTGGGGGCTTTTGTCCTTGGCATTTCACTCATCGGTGGAACAGATGTTCTTGGAACAGGCGCAACAGTTTGGTCAACGGTTTCAAATACTGATGTGAGAAGTCTTTCCATTCGCCGAGGTCGCACTCGTGAGGATCAGGCAGTTCAACCAGGCTCATTGTCTTTGGTGCTTGAAAATCGCGTTGGTAAATATGACCCCGACAACAGCGCTTCTCCATATTTTTGGAATGGATATTCCCTGCTTACTAGGGGAATGGGCGTTCGCATTTCAGCGACTTGGTCAGGAACAACTTATGTCATATACCGAGGCTATCTTGAGCAACTCGATATTGATGCCTCACTTGATCCAGTTGCCACTTTTCAATTCACCGATGCCCTTGCTTATTTAGGCACTCAAACAGTTACCGCAATTTCAAGCTCTTATTCAGGAGACACAACCTCAACTCGCTTGGGTCGAATTCTTGATGCAATTGGTTGGGATGCCAGTCTTCGCAGCATTTCAGGCTCTCGTCAGATGCAACCCACTACCTTCGGAGATACCGCACTTTCATTGGGCGATCAAGTTTCAAGGTGTGAGTTTGGTCGGTTCTATGTTGATCGCCAAGGCAAAGTTGTCCTTCTTCCTTACGAATCAACATTTACAACCCCAACTCGAATTGCTTTCTCAGATACCAGGGCAAGTGGAACGATTGAATATGACACGATTGTCACAACGCCAGGAGCGAAGTATCTAGTCAATTCAGTCACATTGAATCAAGCGACTGGAACGGCTCAAACATTTACCGATACAAATTCAACTCTTCGATATGGTGTTTATCCCAAAAGTTATGATGCCCCACTTTTGACGAATTCGGTTGCATTGGGTTTGGCGACAGTTATTGCTTACCGATATTCCCTGCCAAAGACCCGCGTGGATCATGTGGAATTTGATGCGCTTGGAATTGATTCAAGCTCTTGGGCATCTTTGCTTCAAACAGATTTGGGCGACAATGTCACCGTTGCAAGAACAACGGTTGATGCTCGCTCAAGAACTTACACCGATTTGGTGGAATCTATTTCTCACGATCTAACCCCTGACGGTTGGCGCGTAGGCATGGATTTATCACCGGCAGGATCGGTTGGATATTTCATTCTTGGTTCTTCGCTAATTGGCGGGACCGATGGACTCTACTCATAGGAGAAAAATAAATGGCTGGTGCAGGTTACAAGTTATTTGTGAACGGAAATGCCCTTTCCGCTTCAGACCTCAACACTTATGTTCAGCAACAAACCGTCATGGTTTTTGCCTCAGCTTCCGCTCGAACCACAGCTCTTTCAGGAGTCTTGGCAGAGGGAATGGTTTCCTATCGAACAGACTCTCATGTCTTTGAAGTGTATAACGGCACATCATGGGTCAGCGCTGGCGCATCTTCGCCATTGACAACAAAAGGCGATCTTTGGGGTTACAACACGGCTGATGCTCGCGTTCCTGTTGGAACTGATGGACAACTGCTCAAAGCCGATTCAACAAATGCTCTTGGAGTTTCATGGACTACCGTTTCAGGCGGCGGGATGACTCTTATTTCTGAAACTGTAGCCTCATCTCTAACAAGCCTTTCACTTTCTTCTATTCCACAAACATATAAGCAGCTTATGTTGGTTTGGGATGGAGTCTATAGCAATACTTCAAATACAGGTTTTGGAATTAGACTAAATGCAAGCACCTCTCTTTATGAAAATCGAATTATTTATGTGACTAGTGGTGGCGCAATTTCGACATCAGGTTCAGGATCAAGCTCAATCGGTACAACTCTTTTTGGTTACAATGTCGATGGAAGCGTGTGGTCTCCTGGTTCTGTTACCACAACACATGGAGCTAGTGGATTTTTAGTGATTGACAATTACGCTAGCACAACAAAAATGAAACCTTATTGGACTTTGGCGGGTTATGAATCTGCATATAACGGAGTGCAAATGGTTCAAGGAAGCGGATTTTGGGCTTCAACTTCGGCAGTCATTTCAATAGATGTGTTTAGAGATACTGGCTCAGGCACTTTTTCAAATACCACAGATAACTCTATTAGATTGTATGGGATCAACTAATGACTAAACTTATTGTGAATGTACAAACAGGCGAGGAAATAACTCGTGAATTGAACAAAGATGAACTTGCACAACAAGCAATCGACCAATCAGTCAACGCTTCACAACAAGCAGAAGCAGATGTTGCAGCCGCAGCCAAAGCTGCTCTCCTGACTAAACTCGGCATCACAGAAGAAGAAGCCAAACTTCTTCTTTCCTAATCAAGCGTAAAAAAACACTCCATTGGGAGTGTGTAACACTTTTATGCTTGCAAGCGAATAGAAGTGTCATAAACATAAGGGGCTGATTTGGCATGGAATTGATTCCACTCGACCAAATCAAAGAGCAGCTTCACAATCGTTATCGAACATCGGGCTTTGCCGAAAACCTTTTCAGCAATGATTGGGCGCTTTTGACAAGGCTCGGAGTTCATCCCCAGGAAGTGACTTTGATTGATCTTGAGCGTGTAATTCTTCGCGCCAAAACCCAATCCACGCGGGCAAATTACGCCAGCAGATTGAAGTCAATATTCAAGGCGCTCAATAAGATGAGGCTCATAGATGCCGATCCAACGGCTGATTTGCCCCCTATCAAGCGCACAAGGGGAGTCCCTAAGCCAATTACTCGCGCCGAGTTTGATCGCCTCTTAGAAGGCAGTTGTGAACCGTTTAGGTCATGGTTCATTCTTGGTGGAATGGCTGGACTTCGCGCAATGGAAGTTGCCAACATTCGTGGCGCTGATCTTGAAGAAGGCAATGACGGAGCAATGCTTCGGGTTCTTGGCAAGGGTGGAACCGATCTTCTCATTCCGGTTGCCCCAATAGTGGCTGAAACAATCCGCTCACATAACACTCTTGATCGACTTTGGCTCGTCACTCCAAATAGGCTCTCAGCTCGTGCAGCTTCCGAGATGCGCCGAATCCTTGGAGTCAATAGCAAGAAGTTCCATTCCTTGCGACATTTTTTTGCAACATCCATGCTTGAAAAATCGGGGGGCGACTTGATGGCAGTCAAGGAATTGATGCGCCACACAACAGTTGCAACAACACAAATTTACACTCAACTTGCCCAAGGTAGAACCCGCTCCTTGGTAAATCTCATCGAATAAGGAAAAAAATGGCATCGCTAACCGCTCAATTTTCATTGACAACAACTCCAGTCAAAATCATTTCAGCCGACATTGTCGCAGAAAAAGTTTATATTCACTCTGAAACCGCAATTGCATACCTTGGATTTGATTCTTCTGTTTCATCAACCACAGGATACAAATTGGACACAAATGACAAAATTACGCTTGACAATCATGAAGGCGAACTTTGGGCAGTTTCATCAGGTGCAGGATCACTTTCGCTCATGTCAATAAATAAATGAATTCAGATACAGCAACAATTATCTATTCGTATTTCTTTATCCTTGCTGGATTGTTGGCTGGAATTAGCATCATCGCCAAACACGCCATTCGCACACATACCGATGAACTCAAGGATCAACTAGCAAAAATAAATTATGCCCTGTACAACGATGGGCAAACTGGTCTTATCAACAAAGTGGATCAGTTGATCGAAAACCAAAACATCATCAAGATCGATGTCGAGGTTATGAAGGCAACATACGAAGCAACTCCAGCAAAGCGCAAATCGCGCTCTGCCTAATTCCTTGAAGGGGAAACAATGAAGAAGTTCGGCATCCTAGATCACATTCCAGCACCAGTTCGTCACGCAGTCATTGCACTTGCCGGCGCACTTATTGCATGGGGAGCAGAAACTCTCAACCATGCTCATCTCAATCCAGCCATCGCTTCATTGGTAGGCGCAGGAGTTACAAGCGCAACCTTGATCCTTACTCCTCTCACACAGCAGTACGGAATCACAGAAAGCCCAATTGTTCCGGCTCAAACACCAGTCAAATAATTAGTTAGAAGGGATCGACTATGGGTTCAGCACTTGAAGTTTTGAATGTTGCTAGAACCCAAGTCGGTTTCATTGAAGGAACAAACAACGACAATCCTTTTGGCATTTATTATGGAATGAATCATCAACCTTATTGCGCCATGTTTGTTTCTTGGTGTTTTGATCAGGCTGGAGCATCTGCCTTGGTTGCTGCTCAAACTTCAAAAGGCTTTGCATATTGCCCTGCTGGACTTTCTTGGTTTCAGCAAAAGAAGCAAGCCATCGGCAAATATGATGGACAACCTGGCGATATTGTTTTCTTTTCCTTTACTGGAAATGGCGTTGCAGATCATGTCGAAATCATTGAAGCTGCAAGCCGTGATGGAATAACAACTATCGGTGGCAATACCAGCCCCGATCATGCGCTCACCGCATCTCAAGCAAATGGCAATGGGGTCTATCGCAGACACCGCCCGTATCTTTATGTTCTCGCAATTGTTCGCCCTGGATATACGCCAACAACAACACCGTCAAAAAGTCTTGGTCAGAATAAGACCATCGCATCAGGTGTGGCGGCGACCACCGCACTTGGCGGCGGCGCGGCAGCGATCAATTATTCATCAACGCCTCAGCCAAAGCCCACCGCGTTTGTCGCGCCGGCATTTCCTGGTGTTTCAGCATTCAAAGTCGGCAGCAAATCCAATGCAGTTCTCGTTGTAGAAAAAGCATTGGCAAAGGCTGGTCTATTGCCGGCATCAATGGTTGATGGACTTTATACATCTGACACCGCCGCAGCCGTTATTGCTTACCAAAAGAAGCACAAAGATTTGAAACCTGCCGATGGAATTGTCGGAACCAAGACTTATGCAGACATGGTCAAAGACATCAAGTGAGGAAATCCAATGGCATTCAAATTTCCAGTATCCGATCCCAAGGCAATCAGCCTTGCAAGTATCGGAGCGTTAGCCGCATGGAAAGCATCTGACTTTTCTCTTGATCCTCAGCATCTCATTTTTATAGCTACCGCAGCACTGACCGGTGGCGCAGTACCCCACAACGATTCATCCAAACCCAACATCCAAGCTGATTCACACATCATTACGCCATATTCAAACAACATTGATTCTGAATAGGAAATAGATGACATCGGGCTATCAACTCAGCCCTGAAGCAAAAACCTTAGCAACACTCCTCGCCGAGAAGTCTTTTCAGAAGTATCAGAATGTTCGTGGTCATTACCGCAACGCTTTCTCTTCACATTTGATTGGTCGTCTCGGCGAATTTGCTGCATACTTTTGGTTTCGTGACCAGGGGCTCAATCCAGTAATAAATATCGCCGAACCTAACGGCGACCGCATTTGCGATATTGACACAGATGTTGGCAGGTGTGAGGTCAAGACTTGGCGAGCCGAGCATTGGGATGATCTAGGGCGGGCAGTAACCGTTTCGCAGCTTCCATCCATCAAGAAAAAAGCCGACTTCATCTTTTGGTGCGTGGCTGATGACTATGAATCTGAGACCCCAAGTGTGCAACTCAAGGGTTGGTCGGATGTCGATGCCATCGACAAAGATGAACCTCTTATGACCGGCAAAATCGGTCGCCAAATATTCAACTATCAAATCTCAGTTGATGACATTCAAAATCTCGAACTACTGAAACAGGGGAAAAATGGACAGGGAAGAAATACTTCAGAAGGCAATTGATTTGACTAAGGGCGAGCGCAACTCTGCTCATGGTAATCCTCGCGAAAACCATGAGCGGATTGCAAAAATTTGGTCTGTTCAATTAGGCGTGGAAATCAATGGAGCGCAAGTTGCTCTCATGATGGCTGGATTGAAGTTGGCAAGGCTGGCGTATAAGTATTCAGATGATTCATTCATTGATGCCGCCGCTTACATTGCCATTGCCGGTGAAATTCGATGAAGGATTTGGTGATACTTGTTCCAAGTCGCGGGCGACCACAGAACATTGAAGATTTGCTTTTTTCCTTACAAGAAACCAAGACTGCCTCTGAGCTGATTGTCATTGTTGATGATGATGATGAAACCCTTGACCAATACATTGAACTTGGTTGCAAGATCATGATGATCGCCAAGCAAGGCAAGGGAATGGCAAGACCGTTGAACTTTGCCGCCAATATTTTCAAAGATGATTATCGCCATTTTGCATTCATCGGCGATGACCACCGCCCTCGCACCGAGTATTGGGATCAGAAGTTGATCAACGCACTTGACGAAGTCGGGACAGGCATTGCCTATGGCGATGATTTACTCCAAGGAGAAAATCTGCCAACGGCTGTTGCGATGTCGGGTGACATTGTCAGGGCGCTTGGGGGAATGGTTCCTCCTAAATTTATTCACCTTTACTTAGACAATTTTTGGATGCAATTAGGCAAGGATTTGAAATCTTTCATTTATCTGCCTGATGTCATCATTGAACATTTGCATCCTGTTGCCGGCAAAGCTCAATGGGATGAGAATTATCGCTCGGTGAATGCTGAGGAAGTTTATTCAGCCGATGCCAAGGCATTTGATGAATACATCAAGAGCCAGGCTTATCAAGATTTACTCAAGGCGCTTTTATGAAAATTCTTATCACAGGAGATGCTGGCTTTGTAGGTCGCCACTTTCACAAAGCATTTGCCGATGGTGGTCATGAGATTGTTGGCGTGGACATAGTCAATGGCATAGATGCCAGGGATTTCTTCCGAACCGATAACACGCATTTTGATCGAGTCATTCATTTGGCAGCAGTCGTTGGCGGGCGCAAGATGATCGAAGGCGCTCCTCTTGCTTTAGCCGTTGACCTTGCCATTGATGCTGAGATGTTTAGTTGGGCAATGCGAACAAGACCAGGGTGCATCACTTATTTTTCATCATCTGCTGCATATCCAATTTATTTGCAAGACGGCTCCATTGCCAACAGGCTTCATGAATCATTCATTGATTTAGATATGATTCAAACTCCTGACATGACTTATGGATGGGCAAAGCTCACGGGGGAGATGCTCGCAAGCCATGCAATGCGTGATGGTTTGAGCGTTCATGTTTTCAGACCATTTTCAGGATATGGCGAAGATCAAGCACTTGACTATCCATTCCCAAGTTTTATCAAGCGAGGAAAAGACAAAGCCAATCCTTTTCAAATTTGGGGCGATGGCAATCAAGTTCGCGATTTCATTCACATTGACGATGTGGTTGCCGGTGCGATTGCCGGATGTGAGGCTGGTGTCGAAGTTGCCAATCTTTGCATGGGCAGACCAACAAGTTTCAATGACTTAGCCGAAATCGTGGCAAGCGCGGTTGGCTATTCACCGGAGATTGAACATCTCAAAGCCGAGCCAACTGGTGTGCAATATCGAGTGGGCGATCCTGCCTATATGAAAACCTTCTATGTGCCTAAGATTAGTTTGGCAGAGGGCGTTCATCGATCATTAGCAATCGAGGTTTGAAATGTGGTCATGGATTTTGGCAGTTGTTGGCATT